CTGCTTCATGTCCTCTGTTTCCAGAGCCATTACGAGAATTTTTTCTTCTCTAACTAGGAATGGTCTGTACTTAATTTTTTTCCCAGTAGAAGGCAATTCCAGCTCATAAGTTGGCGTAGAAATTTTTGGTAAAGGCATAATGACCTATAGAAGTTCAGTTGTGATTATTTATTGTAGTAAATCGAATCCGGGTTTTGTCCTGTAGACCTGAAATTAATATAACTCTGTGTTTTATCCTGATCTGTGGGACTAAATGTTAAATCAGAACCCGTTTGACCAAAGGGTGCATCATCAATAATGCCTAACTCAGAGTTAATAATTTTGTTCTCCTGGAAGTAATTACCTGTAAGTGATGTATTAGATTCTGCAGCCTGTTCTCTATTCACAATATAATAATCATAGTTAAATGAGACCGAAACTTTAAGCAAATCGGCACCACCATAAGCAACTGGAATACTTGCCATGCTCTTAGGAAATGCATTTATGAGTTGATAAGTAATACTTCTTTCACCTGCGGTTGCAAAGTCACGTTCAAACTTTTTGATGTATACACCTTCTTTATTTTTATAATTATTTGGATAATTAAAGCGTCTATAGTAACCTGGAGTTGGAGATAATGGCATCTCACCTCCACCTGAAATATAATTCATCCAGGCTTCAAAGAAGTTTAAGACTCTATAATCTTTATCGATATAAAATGTTAAGTCAATATCTGTGAACAATCGTGTATGTGCAAACTCTTGAGTGACACCCATGAAGTTATCTTTCACTTCAGACGTTGCATAAGATGACGCTGGAAGAACTGCCTCAGAGCACAATATACCCAACTCCCGAGTTATAAAGTCTACATCGACCTTATAAATTTCTTTATTCTTTTCGATAAACTCCAGAAATGGTGCTTTACCCGTACCCGTACTACCAACTCCACCCCATGAGGGTTTAATGAAGAGTTCATAATAATTTGTATACGCCAGGTCGCCAAATCTTACTTTGGCTGTATCCATTGATATACCAGAAATTGCCGGGATTGATGACATCTAAATACTTTTACGGCTTTATACTATCAATTATTTAGATGTCATATAAGGGTAAATATAAACCTAAGCATCCAGAAAAATATAAAGGTAATCCGGTATCCATAATTTACAGGTCTTTATGGGAACGTAAATTTATGGTGCATTGTGATAATAGTGAAAGTGTTTTGGAATGGTCGTCAGAAGAAGTATTCTTAAATTATTATGACCCAACAACAAATAGAATTCGACGATATTTTCCAGACTTTTTGATTAAGGTTAGAGAGTCCAATGGAACCATCAAAAAATATATGATTGAGATTAAGCCTAAGAAACAAACCACACCTCCACCTAAGCCTAAAAGACAAACGAAGCGATATCTTCAAGAGGCTTATGAGTATGCAAAAAATCAATCAAAATGGGCAGCTGCGAGAGAATGGTGTGCAGACAGAGGATACGAGTTTAAGGTGTTTACAGAGAATGAACTTTTTGGCTCTAAATAATAAAAGAAATGTATCCATACCTAAGAGTGGATATGGAAAAAAATTAAAAGATGTAATGGAATAATAAACTCTAACGAAATCTAAATGCCAAGAAAGCCGTATAGAAAAAGAAAAGATTATAATCCTTCAGATACAAAACGAAATAGAATTCGTCCGGTCTTAGATGAACTTCTTGGAATTGAAGACCCGGATGAATTGATGTTGGAAATTTTAGGCATTCTTAAGATTACCGATTTGGTTCCAAGTGTAGGCAAGTATTATACCTTTGTGTATAAGGCTAAGACTCCTATGATTCGATATGATGAACATCCTTTGGTTGCAGTGACTACAATTTATAGTTGGGGATTTAGAGGAATCAATTATCATTGGGGTACTTATAGACAATATACTTGGGAAGAAGTTATTGGTCCGGTACACCTTGTTTATCGAGAAGAACTTAAAGACCTTAGAGCTTTACCTTACGCAAAATTTCGACTAAATATTTAAAAAAGTATAATGTCTCATACTCTACGAAAAATTGAGATACTTAGTTTCCTTATGTCTAAGGAGGGAGTCTGATGGCAACCCCACCCCCTAATTGGGATTTAGCAAAAAGTGCTAGAGGGGCACAAGCAATACCAGATGGTGAAATTTATGTGGATACAAGACTTAGAACTACCGTACCATCTAATCAACAAGGGTATTTGCCTCTATTTACAACTGCAGAATTCCCAGATGAGAAGTCTTTAATATATTATGCAATTCAAACTGATGGAAAAATTACATTTAAAAAAATTGATGAACAGGGAAATACACGGCGCCAATTTAACACCATTAAAGAACTTGATGACGCCACTAATTTAGATATTAATACATTAAAAACTACCTTAAATGATGTACTAATAATACAAACCCAAGAAAAAATAGTAAGTACAGTTGACCGAAGTGGTGGTACTGGTGTAGTGCGGCCACAACAAGAAGATGTTATTCTAGGTACTGTTTCAGCCTCCGACTTTGAAATAGGAGCTGGAGTTTTTGGTGCTGATAAGAAAAAATTTGAGACCTTAAGATATCCAGCCCAAATAATGGATGGCAAAGGTACAGATTATTTAATGATTCAAGTGCAAGAATATGTAAGAAATAAAAGTACGGAAAATAAATTAGTGCGTGCTAATACTAAGGATAAACTCAATGACTCTGATATTGTACAAATTGGTTCAATCATTTTACCCATCCCATCGAGTATTCAAGATGGAAATAGCGTTAGTTATGCTGATGGCACTTTAGATTCATTATCTGCAGCCGCACTTCAAGGAGTCACAAATACAATTACAGACTTTAGTTTGGGTTCAAGTCCGACTTCACAGCAATTAACGCAGCAATTTACATCAAATTTGGGTAGAACCTTTAATACTATGATGGATGCAGGATTAAAGGGGCAATTTATAAGGAGTCTAGCATCTCAAGCAGTTTCATCAATTCCTGGTGTAAGTGCCATAACACCTGACCAGTTCTTAGCTAGACAAACTGGTGGAATAATGAATCCTAATATGGAGCTATTGTTTAATGGAGTTACTCTTCGTTCGTTTAAGTTTTCTTTTAAAATGACTCCAAGAGATGAATATGAAGGTGGACAAATTAAAAAAATTATAAGAAACCTAAAAATAAATATGGCACCTCAAACTTTAGAAGTTGGAACTTCTAAAAAAAACAATTTTATAAGAACTCCAAATGTTTTTAAATTGACTTATATGAAAGGGTCAGGGTCACACCCCTTCTTACATAAGTTTAAAACTTGTGCATTGACAGATATGGCAGTTAATTATACTGGTGAAGGTCTCTATGCAACTTATAGCGATGCAACTCCAATTTCAATTATAATGGACCTCACATTTAAAGAGCTTGAACCAATCTATGATACTGATTATTTCAATAATGGTGAATTATCAGATGACACAGTAGGTTACTAATATGGGATACTTTAGAGAAATTCCTGATGTTCAATACCAATCATTTCTTAATGATAGAACATCCACTCAAGATTACTTAACGGTTAAAAACTTTTTCCGAAGAGTTAAGTTAAGAGATGACCTCCAATCAATCTTTACCGTCTTCAATAAGTATACAATTCCAGATGGAGCTAGACCAGATACAGTAGCTGACGATTTATATCAGGACTCGACCTTAGATTGGGTTGTTTTAATTGTAGCTGGAATTATTAACGTAAGAAATCAATGGCCTCTATCAGATAAAGACCTATACAATTTTGTAGAGGACAAATATGGTAGCCAAGAAATGTATTCTACTAAGTCTTATGAAACCACTTTAGTTGTAGATTCTGGAAATCGTTTGATTTTACCTGCAGGATTGACCGTTGACCAGAACTTCAAAATCCCAGACCCAGCAAATCCATTACTTGAATTGAACCCTGTGCGTAGTATAAGTAACTATGAATATGAAGTTCGAAAAAATAATAGAAAAAGACAAATTTATATCTTAAGAGCAGAGTATCTTGACCGATTCTTAAGTGATAGTCGAGACCTTATGCTTTATACTGATTCTTCTGAATATATTAACGAAGTTCTTATTCGCACTGAAAACACAAGAGTTACAATTCCATAAAAAAAGAGGAAGTATTTCTACTTCCTCCTGAGTATTATATCAATCCTCTGATGCTAGGCGCTTAAAATAATCCAAGGAGTCATCATCTTCATCATCAGAATAAGAACTCGAAGAACTCAGACTATTGAGTTGACTGCGAAGGTCATCATCAAGTTCACGGGTTGAACCGCGATAATCATCTTCATCTTCAACTTCTTCATCAACACGCTTGGTTGCCTTAGTACCAAGAACATTATCTAGACGCTTCTTGAGTTCATCATAAGACTTGAATTGGTCTGGAGCAACAAACTCTTGGAGAGAGTATTCTTTCTTCCAGATTGCTTCCATTGCATCGTCATCATCAAGTAGTGCTGAAGGAGTTGCAAATTCACTGGAGTCATAATTACGATACCCAGCGACGTTCTTTGCTTTCAGTTTGAAGTTAGCACCTGACCAGAAATCAAATGGGTCGATTGCTTCCTCATCTTCAAACTCTGGTTGCATTGCAGCAGTGAGTTTATCGAAGATTTTTTTGCCGTATTTAAACTTTATGTTCAGGTTGGTTCGCAAGTCCAACCCCGATTTTACTCAGCTATGCCTCTCAACATAGAACAGACTATATCATAATCCATCAATAATGGACTCCAAGCACTTCGGTTATCATTTGCTTATAACCTACTCCGATAAACGGATAGTCGTTGAACCTTACCTTCTGTGACAGGTCTTGGCTGCTGATTGTCTCTATTAAACTGTTTTTACACATTTCAGATTCTTTAGGGTCCCATACAACTAAAAATGGCACATAACCCGCATTTTTAGACGCTTCCATTTTTAATAGAACATTATCCTTATGTAGTTTTAACGTATATAGGGATTTTACTTCAAATAGTAAATTATCTATTATGATATCTGGATAATAACGTCTTGTTTTCTCATCTTTATCTTGATATCTTATTGATATTTTACTATCAACTTTAATTTTAGTGTTATCAAAATATTGAGTCAAAACATCAAGAACATATTTTTCATATCCTTGAGTGCGAACTTGTATACCATTTAAGGTGTACATATGATATTTGTACTGATTTCTAGATTTAGTAATCTTATCAAAAAACTGGTCATACTCATCTTTTGATAAATTTTTATACCACTCTTTTTTATGATGTGAAATAAATTCAGAGTAAGAATTGAACCCAGTATTTTTAAGTAAAGTTTTTACTCTTTTCTTCTCAACATCTTCTTTTGAGTTATTTAAGTATCGAGTATTCAACATTTTACTTATTATGGATTTTTTATCTTCTTCTGAAGAATTTTTCCACATTTTCTCAGTATTCTTATGATACTGAGCAGAACACTTAAGATTACAGAATTTATAATAAGAAAACTTTTTAAATTTTGTAATATTTCCGCAATTTGGGCATATACCCTCATTATCTATTTTAAAGTGTTTGTCGTAATATTCTTTTGGATTAATTCCGAATTTTTTTATTATTCGAACTATTCCCATTTTAGAATAGTATTTTCCGTCTAAATCACAATACAATTTGTTTACCATAACTGCTCTATAATATAAAACTATTTATAAAAGAACAGTTTACCTTCACAGTGAATCTGTTTTAGTCAGTTTACTTAACGAGAGTTTCCAGCAATTCACTTGGTTTTCACATAGTATTACTACTATGTGCCTCTCTTAAATCAAAGGAAAACTTTACCTTCGTTCTCAGGATTTGCTGGGTCTTTAACAACGTAAATGTTGGAGATATATGAGAGTTTACGCTTTTGTTTGCGAGCAACTTCTTTACCAGCATCAGTTCCATTGTTCCAAAGAGTGGAGTTGTGCTCACAAATTGGACACTTTTGATTGATGGTAGTGAGACATGAGTCGATTAACCACCCGGAAGTACCTTGGAACGCATGAGAATACACTTTTACGAATGGTAGGTCTTCACCATCAGGAGCAGGAAGGAATCGGATGACTGCATAACCATTATTTGCTTTATCACATTCGAGTTTCCAGAAACGCTCGTCTGCTGAACCGCCTGAGGAGTTCATTTTTTCAACTTCTTTCACCAGTTTTTCGGTGAGAGAACCTAGTTTGGATTGCTTTTTAAGATTTGCGAATGACATAAGATTTTTGGGATTAATTGGATTTGTTTGGATTACTTGGATATCATACCAGAGTCTTAATCAGGTGTCAAGACACCCTTTGAGGTAATCAATCGTCTGTGTCATACTACTGAACACAGTATTCATGTCAACGTCTGATGGATACCCCAACAGAGAAATTGACTTGCGGAGATTTTCTTTCATCTGAATTGCCTGAGGGTCATCAGATAAAGATAATCGAGTATACATGATTCGTTGCTTTTCTAGCAATCGACTCAATGTATCAATGTGTTTTAATTGTTGCTCACGAGATGTCAATAAGTCATATAGAGGTGAGTCTAAAAGTTCATTCTGAAGGTCTTGGATTTCATTCAGTTCTTCTTGAATGATATCAGAATCAAAAAAATTACTCATAAACAATATCTCTCAAAATTCGTTTATATTGAAACACATCGATATTTATGAACGGAGAATACTTCCGAATTTTTAAACTCACCATTTCCCAAACTGGGTCTAGGAGTTTCTTATCGAAATCTTTTGAGAAATTTAAAATTTTGTCGTAGATGACTAAGTTTTCCAAGAATAACTTTCCGCTTAGATACTTTTTGAGTATCACTGGATGACCCTTGGCACAACTCAATGCATCGTCTAATTTTATCTGAGAGAATAATTCTTCGGATTGCTCCTTGAATAAGTACGTCAAACTCTGCTGACGTTTCATCCATTCGATGTAATTTTTTTCTCCAGAATTGATAATTTCTCCAATCCATATGTTATTAGAGGTGTCTGATGCTATAAAGTTTGAAACAAAAAAGTCAACAATATCTTTGTCCTTATACTTTCTCGAAGTTTTTTCGAAAAAGTATCGGTCGCGTCTCTTATGATAAGACTCTAATGATGCTCTGACTTTTTTGTTGTATTTGAAGTAGTCGTATTTTGGGTTACTAAAATGTGATTTTAGGGCAAGATATTCACAAAAAACTTGAAAGGGTTCCATCAAAAAGGCAAACGTGCTTTTGAACTACGCTTCATGAAATTGAGATTGATTGCATCATTTTTCAGACGCTCTTTGAGAGTCTTAGTCACAAGTTTTGCAACAGACTCTACTTCCAACTTATGGTCTTCACAGTACATGACAATTGCATCGATGTAATTTACATGTTCTGATGCAACAAGATTTTCAATTTCTTGTGCAAACTTTGCTGGAGTGAGAAATTTACTCTCTATAACTTGCTCTAATTCGGTTGTTGGTTCCATGTATTCGATTTTAATATCTAAAAAGTTTTCTAGAGGATTTTTCATAAAATTTTATCAAGTGTTCAGAAGTTCGAGTTTATCATTAACGAACTTTTTAATGTATTTTGCCACAAGTTTCATATATTTGTCTAGGTCTCGTTCTTCATAGACAACACATTCCCCATTTTCACAGGTCATGATGATAACTAGTTTTTTGATTCGAATACCAGTCATTTCATAGTATGCCATACCATAA